CCCATAAGCATTCTCCAATTGGACGGAAATCAATGTTGATTTTGACTTCGTGGTATTGAAGAGCGATTAAAGGAAGAGCAAGTCCTGGGTTTCTGCAGAACCAGAATAATAGAGGAATGTAAAGGGTGGTTTCTGGTAAAGCGTTTCTTGGAGCACAAACTTGGTTAGGTCCTCCAGATGATGAACAAGCTCCAGCAACATCAGCGAAGGTTGGGTCGGTGATGTATACTAATTGGGTAGTATGTCCAATCATCTTGAAGTATCCGCGTTGTTGCTCAGATGAAAGGGTAACTTGGTTCCAGATGTGCATCCAGTCACCATATTGACGGTCAATGCGTTGACCTCCAATTTCAACTTCAACTTGGGAGATTAATTGTTCACCAATGAAATCTAACCAACGAGCATATACACCACTAGTTCCGGAGGTGGCTTGGGATTGGTTGATTTCAGGTAAAGTGACTTGTAAGTAGGTTCTGTAAGCCAAATCACCATTTCTTGAGATGGTGCAAGTTACTCTGCGTCCAAAATCGGCTTGTCCAGAGAAAGTTTGTTCAATACTTTCCATGGCAAAGTTAGTGTGTCTGCGGTATGATACCTTCCAGAAGGTAATTTCAGGGGTTCCAGTAAGGAAAACGTCTTGTGCGCCGTAGGCGACTAGTTGCATTAGTGCTCCACCCATTTTTATAGGTTATATACTAATCCAAGAAAAAAATTTGGAGAAATTGCTAAATTAAATGAAATTGTAAATTAATACCCACCTTTTGTATAATACACCGATATCATACCAAACCGCCAATTTCAATACGACGAATGCAGACACTTTCTTCAACTAGTTATTCAAATTCGATATTATAAAGTTTTCCAAATAATTTTCTTGGAAAATCTCGCGTTTATTTTCATGTTTTTTCGTAAAAATGTAGTTTTCGGCAGATTTTTTAACTGTCCACCCATCATTTAGAGCATTATTTAGAAACATCATTTTTTGGAAATGTTTACGGTCCATTTTAATATTATCCGGTATGTCTAAATGTTTTTGATTATCCATAAAAATACTATATTATTTAGGAATATTGACAAATACCATATTTTGACGAAAACCGTTATTCGATTTGTATTGTCTCGTCAAACAATCCAAATGTATCTTTGTCATGGGATATGATAATAATACACTTTTTATATTTCTTAAAATCGGTAATTAATTGTATGATTTCGTTTTTCAATTCTCCATCCAGAGCATTTGTAGGTTCATCCAATATCACTATTTTCGAAGGAATCACTAACCCACCGATTATATTAACAACTTGTCGCTGTCCACCGGATAAATTTTCTCCAAACAATCCCGCCTTTTTATCATGTATATCCATGCTCTTGAATAAATCCCGTATTTTAGGGTATTTCATAATTTCCCCTAAATATCCATTACATACATCTAAATCATAGCACCCGTATAAAATGTTTTCAATTATTTTTCGGTCAAATAACTTCGAATTTTGATTTATATAAATCATTTGGCTACGTATGTAATTTCCATCGACCTCGTTGATGTCTATGTCATCAATATATATTTTTCCACTGGTTGGCGTATACATCTTTATCATTAATTTTGCAAAAGTCGATTTACCATTTCCCGACAACCCAACAATACCTATAATTTTATCGTGTAAATTCAAATGAATATTATATTCCTTCATAATCGGGTTTGACTGACCTTGATATTGGAATGTAACATTTTCAAATGTAACAGAATTGAATTGTAATTCTCTCGATAAATAATTCTTGTTATATATTTTTTCCAAATCGGCGTCCATGTTATAAAAATGTTTCATTACTGAATCGGATCTGCCCAAAAATTCTATAAAATCGGGTATTTGTTGAATCGTTGTAGTAATTCTCTCTCTATACAACAACAAAATTGTGAAAAAGGTTACGAACGTTGTCGAATCAATCTTTTTCAAAAAATAAATACGGATTAATTGAAAAATCAATATAAACAAAAAGGTAAACGCAATGATATTCATAATAATACCATGATTATTCGTATTTGAATAGAATTCAAATGCACTATGAATCGTTTTTTCGGTCTTTTGTAAAAAAACATCAATTTCATTCTCTACTTGACCTCTACTAATAATTTTGTCGATATTATTCAATATTTCCACCAAATATGCTTCATTTTCACTAACCATTTTCTCATATGTTTCATTCTTGTCAATCATCGACGTCCATGAATAATATAAATACCCTACCAACAATATATTACCAATAATAAATGTAATACCGATTTCTATATTTTTTTGTAAAAAATAAATCGCAATAATAAATAAAAATGTAATATTTGGTAACAAAAATGTAATAATATCATTGAATACCATAAAACATACCGATGATATACGATTGATTGGCGAATTCAATTTGGTGAAATTAATATTTTTGAAATTTTCATTATTCACTAATAAAACCATTTTTACCAATTCGTGACGAATCCATTGTCGTAGTTTGGTTAATAATTTGTTTTGAAAATATTTATAAAAATAATAGAATATCATATACAAAACCGAAACTGCCATAAAATATGTAAAATAATCCCTCGATTTGCTTTCATTATTTTTTTGAACAAAGCCGATGATATTTGCTCCTATATATGATATTATGTTGGTTTGAAATATATTTATGATAAAACTAAACGTCACCAATAATGTAGTATTTACAATTTCTTCTTTGAAAAATATTGAAAGTAAATAATTCACAATATTCATATTATTATATATATACATAAAGTTACTAAAGCATATGCAAATAATTGACAATATTCATATTAGTATATATGTATATATACATAAAGTTACTAAAGCATATGCATATATCACATGGATTACAATTGTAATATAAAAAATACAAATGTAGTATATAAATGCGTAATAATAATATTATTATGTAAATAAAAACATAAAAACGCCACCCTATTAAATCTATGAATCAAAACAAAAAAATAATAGTAAAAAATACACATACTGCAAATACTATCGATGAAAAACATACCGAAATGTTGAATTATTTCCATGATTTAGAAATCAACGTTATTCCCCAATTAATCAAAGAAAAGAATGATTTGAAAACCAAATTGAAAGAATTGGATAACAGTAAAATAGATATGTGTATGGATATTCGCGATAAAATCAGTAAAATCAAATTAGAAATTCAACAACTGAAATCAAAAAAGAAGGAATATTTGTTAGAGAATTCAAAACACATTTTTGAATATTTCGAAGAGAAAAAAAAAGTATCGAGCGGGGATAATAATCAAAATGTGAATATACTCAATTCTTTTTTTAAAATAAGAGCGAAAACCCAAGAATCTTCGAACCCGAATAGTGAAAAATATAGTCAATCAAAGAATTCATACAATAATTATTGGAAAAATGTGAATAATGAAATACTAAATATCCATGATTTCGTGGTTCCGTCCGACGTATGTGAAGTATGTCATCAAGGAGAGCTTATTCCCCAAGACGAAGAAGGGATATTAATATGTAATAATACAAATTGCGGCAAATTCATTACCTATATTGTGGACAGTTCTAAACCCACCAATAAAGAGCCCCCCAATGAAGTATCCTATACGGCATATATTCGTCTCAACCATTTCAAAGAGATTTTATCCCAATTTCAGGCCAAAGAGACCACTCAAATACCGGATGAAGTGATTTCGGCGATTCGAAATCGTATTAAGAAAGAACGTATTACGGATATGTCTCTCATTAATTACGATAAAATGCGCGATATTTTACGTAAACTAGGACTAAATAAATATTTCGAACACATTCAATATATAAATTCAATGTTTGGTATTAAACCGCCCATCATGAATGAAGAATTGCACGAAACATTATGTGTTTTATTTATCGAAATACAAAAACCGTGGGCGGTGCATTGTCCGGCCAATCGCACAAATTTTTTCAACTATACCTATACATTGTATCAATTATGTGTTTTATTAGACCAAACACAATACTTACCATATATACCCATGATGAAAGACCGAGAGAAACAATTAGAGCAGGATATGATATGGAAGAAGGTATGCAATGACCTAGATTGGGAATTTTTCCCTACCGTCTAATCTAATAATTTTGTTCGCAATATTGCAAACAATATTATTTATATCGTGGAATTTATACAGCGGCTAATTTAAGTCCTCCGACCAAACTAGTTCCTAAACCAAATCCAGCGCCTCCTCTCATGGAAGTTCCAATGGATGGGGCAAATGAATCTAAAATGGCGAATGCGGCAGCGGCGGTTAATGCAATGACTAAAATTTCTTCAACGTTTAATGGTTTTCTTGGAGCAATTAATGCAACTAGACCAACGGCTAAACCTTCAATCAAGTATTTGATGATGCGTTTAATGAATTCGGTTAAATCGGCGTTCATACCTATTATATAATATTGCTAATATAATATTTTTGTAGAAATTAGAAAATTAAAATAGAAATTCGATTTTTGTGAATAAAATTATATATTTATTTTAAAAACACTTAAACATATTTTTTGCTAAAGATTATTCTAGGATGTCTTCATTCGAACGAAAAAATTTGGAAAATGGAAAACCTAATCCTAAATATATTGATTTATGTGATGAAGATACACCAATTGCCGGACAAAAATTCGCATGTATGTCGTTTGTTTCTCCTGAAAAGATTTTGAAGAAGCGCGAATTATTTATGTTTGACCAATTTTTAAAACAATACGATTTTACTAAATCTATGAATAAATTTTTGGATTTTGTCCATTTTTTATCGTATAAATATAATCTAAATGTCGAGGAAGTGATGAACGATTTGAATGAATTTTCGAAAGAAGAAGAAGCTAAATTAAAAGAAACTCCAGTGGACGATGATTTCAATACCTTTATGGATAAAAATGAAGATAGATTAGCCGTCCAATTCCAACGCGAAAACGCTTTCCAAACATCTGTAAGAGGTTTAAAAGTTCGTGGTGTATTTTCAACACAGGAAGAGGCCGAAATACAATGCAAGAAATTACGCGAATATGACCCAAACCATGATATCTTTGTAGGTCCAGTGGGTATGTGGATTCCATGGGACCCAGATGCTTACAAAACCGGACGTGTCGAATTTATGGAGGAAGAGTTGAATAAACTTCATCAAGAAAAGTTGAAGAACGAAACCAAGGCCAAACAAGAGTTCGAACAACGTATTAAAGATACGAAGAAGAAGGCGATTGAAGAAAATATTAAATTGGCCGAAAAATCGGGTAATGTATTGACCCAAACCATGGACGAACAGGGTAATTTGATTGGTGTTCGCGAAACAGTTGACTTCGAAGAACGCGAGGCGGCCGATGTAGAAACCACCAATATCCGTAATGAAATGTTACGCGAAACAATTTTAAAACAAGATGACGTCAATGCATCCGAAATAAATGAACAACGTGCCGATAGTATTCAAGTTGAAATGGACACTGACGTATAATATATTTACTTACGTGAATAAATATATTATTCTGCAAATTCACTGGAAAAATATTACAAAAAATTGAACTACTTTTTCGAAAAACCTAAATAAAAGAACCCACCAAAAACCAATCTAAAACTACTTAAATGTCCGCAATAACCCAACGTGAAATTATTGACCTTAGTTCAATAGAAGAGAACCCGAATGTCTTTGTTGTTCCTACTTCTAGAGTGAATACTGTTCGCCGATGTTCCTTTTGCCAATCTACCGGGCACAATATTCGAAAATGTAATCATGCCGATATTGACAAATTACATACATGTGCTCAGTATATGTATTTAACTACCTGCCGTTATTTACGAAGTCATCCAAATGGAGAAAAAACTCATAAAAAATGGATAAATAAATTATCCATGAGTGATTGTAAAATCTTAGCAAAATTACATCAATTGGATTCAAATCCGCGAACAACTTTAAACGAGTATAACAAAAAGTTGCATGCGTATTACATTGAGTATGCTGAAAATGAATTGCGTAACGACCATTCAACCAATCCAAGA